ACAGTTCTCATTTGACTTCCCGTACATTTTCAAATCTGAGATCCACGTTTATTTCTGGAACGCTACAACTAAAGAATGGGACGAAAAGCTAACGACTGACGCTACGTATCCGTGGCAGGTAACCGATGCTAACCCGACTATTGTCGAGTTTACTAGCACGGCTCCGCCTGCCCCGGCTACTCCGGTTGACCCCGGTGAGCCTACGGTTGACAATGTTCGGATTCGTCGGATTACTAATCTTGATGACATTCGGGCGCTGTTTAATCCAGGTTCAGCGATTAGGTCGGATGACCTGAACAACAACTTTGAACAACTGCGTTATGCTATTCAAGAGAGTGGTTGTCAAGGTATTCCTGATGATGTTGATGATTATCTGAAAACTTATTACTGGAATAACTTTGACGATACCATTTACTCCACGGATACGTGGGTTAGCAGCGACACTAAAATTGCTAGTACCGCTGCCTTGGATGCACGATTCCAAGATGAAGCTACTGAAACCATTGTTAGCAGTGAAAGCTGGGTAGAGAATGATGACACCGTTCCTACTACTCTTGCTGCTGCTGTTCAGTTTGACACCCTTGTTCAGCTCGGAACCCCCTCTACCTCTGGTTATCCGGTAGGTAAGACGTGGTTGCAGAATGATGCAGATAAAACCGTTAGTATCTTTGATGGTGTTAACTGGTTGGGTGTTGCATCTGGTGGTACGTTTACCAACCAACCTAAGGTTATCTATGTAGATGCTACGGCTGGTAGTGACAGTAACACTGGTCACCGTATTAGCCAGCCTAAAGCCACGATTAAAGCAGCTATTGCTGACATTAACGCTGATGCCACCTATGGTGATGGCAGTGTTGTCGTGGTTGCACCTGGCATCTACCAGGAAGTTGCACCTATTCAAATTCAAAAGAAAGACGTTTCTATTGTTGGTACTGCTCTTCGTAGCTGTATTGTACATCCTACCACTGCTACTCAATACAATTCGTTGTTTGAAGTTAACAGCGGTAGCTACCTTGCTAACCTGACGTTTACTGGCGTTAAGGCAGGTTCAGGTACGGGTAATACCCTTGACCCTGTTCTGCCGGTTCAACAAGGTTGGAACGTCTCGTTCTATGCTGGCGCAACAATTACTAAATCTCCGTACATTCAGAATTGTACTAACTTCTCTGACTCGGAGATTGATAACGACAACTTGAACGCTCACACCCCTGCTGGTGGTTCTGGTGGAGACACTGACTCTGCTCCTACTGGTGGTGGTTTGTTGGTTGATGGTTCTGTTGTTGATAGCAATAGCCCACTTCGTTCTATTGTTTGTGATAGCTACACCCACGTTGGTCTTAATGGTCCTGGTATCCTTGTTACTAACAACGGTTACCTGCAAGCTACCAGTAGCTACGCATTCTTTAACAAGTATCACATCAAAGCACTGAATGGTGGTCAAGCAAACCTTGCTGCGTCTACCACTGACTTTGGTGAACTGGCTCTTGTTGCAGATGGTAAGTCTACCACTAACATCATTACTTCTACTGTTGTTGGTAACTTCCTGTCTGGTGTAGATACATTTACTATTGACACTCCAGTTGCTGATGCTAGCTGGCACGGTACTTCCACTCGTCCACAGTCCAACATGTTGGTTGTGGTTAATGGAGTAACGTATCCTATCCTGTCTGCTGCTGCTAACGGTACTGGCTGGGATGTGGAGATTTATCGTCCTGATCCTACTAACCGTAATAATAACCTTGGTCTTAACGGTAACATCAGCAATGGTGATACTGTTCAGTTCTACCTTCGTTCTCAGATCGCCTCTAGCGGTCACACAATGGAGTACGTTGGTTCTGGTACTGACTATCGTGCACTGCCTGAAAATGGTGGTATTCCGATTGAAGCTAACCAAGTCACTGAATCTAACGACGGTAAGATCTGGACTGCTACTACTGATCACAACGGTAAGTTTAAAGTTGGTGACTTCTTTGAGGTTGATCAACAAAAAGGTTACGTTACCATTCCTGAAGGTTCTATCGCCTTCAACTTGTTGTCTGACTCTAGTCCTGAGCTAGCCGCTAACCTTGACGCTAATAGCAACCGTATTACGGACCTTGCTGATCCCACTGCTGCTCAAGATGCTGCTACTAAGAACTACGTAGACACTGAGATTTCTGGTCTTGTTGACGCTGCACCTGCCACGCTTGATACTCTTAACGAGCTGGCTGCTGCTTTGGGTGACGATGCTAACTTCTCTACTACTGTAACCAACAGCATTGCTACTAAGCTGCCTTTGGCTGGCGGTACAATGACTGGTAATATCACCTTTAATGCTGGACAGTCGTTCCCCGGTGTTCTGCCGTTGAGCGGCGGTACAATGACTGGTGACATCACCTTTAACGCTGGTCAGACTATTGATGGCTACGTCCCTCAGACTGGTACCACTGGTGCAGCTAATGTACCTTCAGGTGCTACAGGTGACCGTCCTGGTTCTCCTGTAACTGGTCAGTTCCGTTTTAATACTAGTAGTACTTCATTTGAAGGCTACAACGGAACGTCTTGGGGAGCCGTAGGCGGTGGTGCAACTGGTGGTGGTACTGACGCTTGGGCGTTGGAACACGACAACACGATCACTGCGGATTACACCGTTGGTACTGGCAAAAACGTAATCAGTGCCGGTCCTATCACTATTAACAGCGGCGTCACTGTGACCTTGCCGTCTGGATCTAACTGGAGCATTGTTTAATTATGCCTATTACTATTAACGGAACCGGTTCAATTACTGGTTTAACTGCAGGCGGTTTGCCTGATGGAAGTGTTACAGCAGCGGATATTGAGTCTTCGCTGGATCTGACTGGTAAGACGGTCACATTGCCGTCTGGTACTGGTGGGAAGATTTTGCAGGTTGTTCAAACAGTAAAAACGGACACTACAAGCACTACAAGCACAAGTTTTACAGACATTAGTGGATTGTCGGTTTCCATTACTCCCAGTTCAACTTCGAGCAAGATATTGGTTATTCCTGATCTTGCTCTTTCCAACAATAGTATTATGTATGCACGCCTTTTAAGGGATTCTACAGTAATTTATGCTGGATCCTCTGGAACTCACAACGTTCTATGGGGAGGCTACGCGGGCGATCCTGGTGGTGGTGTGTTTGATTATGGATTGATGATCGTAAACAGAACGATTTTAGACTCACCTGCAACAACTTCTGCAGTAACATACAAATGCCAATACAAAACCTATTCTAATAGTATTTTTTTAAACAGCACCCGACATCTTAACAACGCTTACGATATACACACACAATCTTCTATTACCGTTATGGAGGTGGCAGCATAATGGCACTTAACCACGAAGCTATCCGCCGCGCCTATTCCAACGCGGTCACTATTGACGACGGCACTGGAGCCTTCGACGCCGACGGCAATCAGATCGAGCTTGATCAAGCTTTAGTCGATGCAGCCGCTGCTGAGATCCAAGCGGAACTAGACGCTACCCAATACCAACGTGATCGCCAACCGGAATACCCGGCTCTTGCCGATCTAGCTGACGCCTTGTACTGGTCGAACCAAGGCGATAACACCAAACTTGACGCCTATTACGCAGCTTGTGCTGCTGTGAAGGCTAAGTATCCCAAACCGGAGGCATCCTAATGACAATCAGACTTAATGGACAAACCTCCGGGTATGTCGAACTAGAAGCACCGGCAACTGCTGGTAGCAACACGCTTGTTCTTCCTACGGGGAATGGTACTAGCGGTCAATACCTGCAGACGAATGGTAGTGGCACGTTGAGTTGGCAGACTATTCCTGCTGATACCGGCGCAACTTGGACGACATTAAGCAGCCAAAGTCTTGCCAGCTCTGGCGCGGTTTCTGTTACTGGCATTCCTAGTACAGCTACTCGCGTAATGGTTAGCTTTACAAACGTGACGACTGCCACTAACAATGAATGGGGGATTAGAGCTGGCACAAGCTCTGGTCTTGCCAGTAGTGGTTATGACACCATCGGTGGTTATTGGGGTGGTAGCAATGGCGGTCTTCAATTTAACGACCGATGGGCGTGTTACGGCTCTGCCTCAACAAGTTTTGACTGGAACGGACAAATCATCATTTATAAAATGTCTGGAAACCTGTGGCAGGGTTTTGCTTGGTATCACTACAACTCTGGCGGTACTAGCCGTTTTGCTCATGGTGAAGTAAATCTAGGCGGCACATTAACTCAAATCGGATTTACCGGACTTGGAGCAAACTTCAACTCCGGCACTATTTACCCCAGCTACATGGAGCCGTAATCATGGGACTAATTCATACCGAAGTTAATGGTCTGACTGGTGAAGTAACTACCAGACCTTTTACTGCCGAAGAAATGGCAGAGGTTGAGCGGTATCAACGCGATGAGCTACCTGGTGTTTTGCGTAAGCAGGTTGAAAACGACCGCGCCTCTGCCTATCGCTCTGAAGCCGACCCTCTCTTTTTCAAAGCACAACGCGGTGAAGCTACCACCGACGAATGGACCGCAAAGGTCGCAGAAATCAAAGCACGTTTCC